CTCCCATTTGAGTAGCTAATGCTAACGGACCAATCCCAGGCACTGATGTCAACTTACCAGCTATATTGGCCACTGTAGAAGCAGGACCTGAAATAACGCCATCAGTAGTATATTCATCAGCTTGGGCTTCGATAGAAAAGGCGCTAAAATCGGCATAATCAATTCCAGAAAGAGCCACTGGTGCCATAGTGGGACCAGTTAATTGAACATTAACCAACTCAGCAAATACGGTTATGGTGACTGCATCGACTCCAGAATTAATTTGTACTAGGGGAGCAAAACTATCAATATTAATCAATCCTATATGATATGAATCAACAACTGGTGATGTTAAAGACATGTAATTTTGAGGCATAAAGAATGGAACACAAATAGTTCCGCCCTTGCAAGTGCTAGGGTTCAAATATACATGTGGTCGCTGAGAACGAGTTACTATATGGGTGTCACCCCCAGAAGTAAAATATTCTCTCCCACCATTGAGATAGCGATAACTTGCTAATAGCATTCCTGCGTGAAATGGAGTACCGTTAATATAAAATGTAAGTTTGAGATCGCCTTTAATGAGATTGTAATTTTGCAGTTTATTCGACACTGCAGTGTTATAGAGAAATAGAAACCATGGGTTAAGAGTTATGGCTACATTAGCCCCTACAGTCCAGATATGTTTTGCAATCTGAACCTTGCGACTTAAAAATTTAGAAATGTCAGCTTCTGCTGATACGCCATCGTCAACTGCTAAAACCCGAGATCCATTCTTGTTGTGGACCATAGTATCATGCATAGCAGAACTAGCATGCACTTCGGTTGTAGATGATTGAGCTTCAAGCTCAAACATTAGAGTGTGTTTTTGTTTGTTTTTAATAGAATCCATAGTTTCTAAATATAAGGACACGAAAGCCCGGTAGTATGATACATAATGTGGAAAATTGACTACATAGTCCACATATGAGTTTTGCGAACTCACAACGCCTCCGAGTGACCTACTCGGAGTGAGGTTGGACAGAAGATCTGTGAGGGGTTACTTGAACCGTATGCGCCAAGCTCCCCTCTGACGAGTCTTCTTCTTCTGTTGATCCACCTAGTGTCCATTCTAGAGTGAATTCATAACTCAAATGGTGCTTCTGAATGAAAAAGCGAGTTATGTTGGGATGGTTGGTGAATATCATATCCATTTTCCGTGTAAAATCTGTGAAAAAT